AAGCAGATAGATGATGTCGTCAAACAGATAGAAGACTTTGCAGAACTACAGTCCAGTATCCTATCACCGTACTGGCAGAAAGGTCAGATACGTAACTGGCAGAAGGAAGGTAGAGAGGCATGGTCTGAACTGATAGATGAGTTCCATATCTACATCCCAGCCAAGATGTTGGAGATGATATCCAAGGTAATACCAATAGGGTTCACTGTATCCATTATGGGAATCAGTGTTGATGTACTCAAGATACTGGAGAAGGATGAACAGGAAAGTATCAAGAGACAGATTACATCCGAAGTAGATAAGTTCTACGGTATGGTTCCTAAAGGGTACCAGTACTATGATGGCGAGTTTGGTGTGTTGTGTGATGAATGGAAGGGTAAGTTGACATGGGACTACTTTAAGAATGAAATCATCCTTTTCTGCACCAACACACTACATGCTGCATTCGGCAAGTTGATTGACAAGTTTAAGACGATATGGGATACATTAGGTCTACCTAGTCTACCCGCTCTACTCACATTCGATGTAGAGACATGGATACGTGGGCAGATAGATGGGTTCAAGGCGCAGGCAATTCAGTACAAAGAATCACTAGAACAACAAGCAGAACAACTCAAGAAAGACATCGAGACTGCGGTCGGTGATGCTAAGAAGAATGCTCAAGATCAACTAGACAAGTTGAATACCGACATCGAAGACTTCAGTGTCGGTGGGTTCGTCCAAGACCAACTGAAAGATATAAGTCTATTCGGTATGTCCTTACAAGATATCATTGGGGGTGAGATTAATACCAATGTTAAATGTCCGGAGGAGGAGATTGCAGACCTTGTACGTGCCGCAAGAGATTGGTTCGCACAGTGGCAGAAAGAACTCATTAACATGTGGATAAAGAAAATTAAATCTTTTTTGGATGCTATAGGATTAGGTGCTCTACTTGACTTCCTAACGCTGACATTCTGTGACGTACTTGGGTTGATAGGTATCCCGACATCATTCGAACTAACTTTACCTGAATTACCGTTAAATGATGACACGTTAACTGTATAAATAGTACAAAAAGAGTTTAACCATTATGGCAAAAGCATTCTCAATACAAGACGGTAACTTACAGAACAAACCGATTACTACTACGATTAAACGTACGTATTCGGATATTGACTGTACGTTCACCCCTAACCCTACTACAGGGGACATATACAAGACGACTGATGCTGCGGCAGTTCGTCAGTCTGTAAAGAATCTCTTGATGACAGAAAAGGGAGTTATGCCATTTCGTCCATATTATGGTGCGGGGCTCGAGCAGATACTGTTCTCATTGTCAACTGATTTGGATGAAGACGATATAGAACAAAGGGTACGTTCTACCATAGAAAACTATGAACCTAGAGCGGTACTTAAAGACATACAGGTTAATATTAACCCAGATTATAACTCGGCAAGCCTAACTATAACCTTTAGTGTTGTTAATACAACCAAGGTCGTTACTCTAGGTTTAACTATTGCAAGGGCAAGATAAATGACTATTAATACATCTGACTTAGATTTCTATGACATTAAGTCCAAACTAAAAACGTACTTCCGAAATAGTGGGGAGTTCGAGGACTATGATTTTGATGCAAGTGGTCTATCTAACATCCTAGATATCTTGGCATATAACACACATATATAATGGTCTTACTGCCAACATGTCTATCAATGAGTCGTTCCTGAGCACATCTCAGTTACGTTCATCGGTAGTATCACATGCAGAGAGTTTAGGTTACTTCCCTAAATCAAGCACTGCTGCTCGAGCAGTGGTCGATGTTACAATCACTATCGCTGGTGGCCCAACCTCATTCACCTTACCTAAAGGTTCGAGTTTCTTTGCTTCCATTGATGAGTCCAACTACGAGTTCTTTACTACACAGAACTACAGTGTGGCTAACTCTGGTAGCGACACTTTTACGTTCACCGGAGTAACTCTGATAGAAGGTAAGGAACAATTCAAGACGTTCCTTGCAGACAGCAATATCGATATACCTTATGTTATTCCAGAAAGCACATTAGACACATCTACAATGATAGTCAATGTGTTTCCTAATGGTACCACCGAAGAATCTGAAATATATCTTAACGTTAAAGAGGTTGCGACTGTCTCTGATGAGTCACGCGTGTACATGGTACGCGAATCTCACAACGGTGATTACGAGATGATATTCGGAGATGGTAACGTACTTGGGGTTCGACCACAGACAGGAAACGTCATTAGGGTAGAATATATTGCGACCAATGGCCCTGCTGCTAATGGTGCGACGACGTTCACCTTGAATGAGTTCTCTGGTACAGGTTACGTTATCGAAGTAACAACCGTATCTAATTCAGCGGGTGGTTCTAATCCTGAAAGCATACAGTCCATCAAGTTGAACGCGCCACTTGCATACTCTGCACAGAACCGATTGGTCACCGCAGATGATTACACTGGATTGATATTAAGTAACTATGGTGCATATGTAAATGATGTTGCAACATGGGGCGGTAACGATAATGTACCCCCACAGTACGGTAAGGTGTTTGTGAGTTTAAACTTCCTAGAAGGAGTTGATGAGAACTCTAAGACTATGGTTGAAGATATGATTAGGAACCAACTGACTTCTAATCTATCTATCATGTCTATCGATACAGAGTTTGTTGAACCTCAATTCACTTACCTAGAACTCCAGACGTTTTTTAATATCGACCCTATCAAGAACACCACAACTCCAGAAGCACTTCAGGTACAGGTTGACGAACTAATACAAAGTTATATGAGTATTAATCTGAACCAATTCGATTCAGTATTCCGACGTTCTAATCTATTGTCTTTAATAGACTCATTTTCTACTGCAATCTTAAACTCTAGAATGGAAATTAAGGTACAACAGTTAATCGACATCACTCAATTGGTTGCGGATTTAGAAGCTGCACAAACAGCGGCGGGCATCCCTTTCAACACGTATATCGAACAGGACTATACTGTCAACTTCCCTGTTATTCTAGCAGCACCGGATAAAGACGACTACGTAGTAACCTCTACGGTATTCAAGTCTAATGGACGGAACGTATTGGTCAAGAACGAATTGGGTTCGACCAAACTACAACTCGTAGACCTCAATGGTGTTGTGAGAATTGCCAACATCGGTTCATATGACCCTGCTAAAGGTACGGTATTCTTGAATTCCTTGTTAGTAGACAAAGCGGGGTACGTGGGTAGGGGTATTAAAATAAGTGCAACTCCGGCGAACCAGAGTACAATTAGTCCATTGAGAAACTACATCTTTGCTCTGGATAGTGAGGCCTCGTCTACCACAGGTAGAGTAGACTCCGGAGCCACTAAGGTTCTATTGTAATGTCACGATTTCTCGCTAATCAATATCGAACGAATGCTAAGTTTCATCAGAGTCAGGTAACTCAAATACTTCCTGAATTCTATCAGGAACAGTATCCGGATTTAATTAAGTTTATTGAGGTGTATTACGCATACACCGGAGAAGATGGGTCTGCTTCGTTTACTGACCAGATTCATGATTTATTTAATATACGGGATATCTCTTCGACCGACATAAAACACTTGAATCTTTTGATAGGAGAGATTAGTGATGGTTTAGAGACAACTTCGTTCTATCAAAACCCACGGTTGATGGCGAAACTTCTTTCCGACTTCTATCGTAACAAGGGTACAAAGTTATCTGCGGAACAGTTCTTTAAAGCATTCTATAATGAATCTGTCGAAGTATCATATCCCAAACGTAACATTTTTATACTGAACGATAAACCGGGCGGTTCATTAATCGGCCCAGAGTCACTCAAATATATTCAAGATGACAAGAAGTATCAAATCTTCTCAATTCTTTTGAAAACAGGTATGTCACTCAGTGACTATGAAACTCTATATAAAAAGTTGGTACACCCTGCTGGTTTCTATCTAGCTGCAGAAGTTGAGACCCAAGGTATTGCGGATCTCAACCTGCGAGCGGGACTTACAACTGACCCGTTAGAAACACCTAACTATCCAATTGTTATTCAAGGTACTGCGTTACCTACTGCTATGACCTCTCGTTACAGTCTACTGACTATGGAAGAGACAGATATTATGGATGCACGGTCTCAGTTACAAAGAGATGAGGGTTCCGGTATTGTTGTAAGTTCCCTAGAGACCCTAGAGAAGTACGACGGTGTGTCTCTACAAGACCTAGCAGACGACTTCGGTACGATTGGTAATTGGGTCGGTGTTGCGTCATCTCGACTAGACGATGAAGGTCTAGACATATCTTCGGGATACGAAACACTAGACGATGACACATATCTTTAAATTTATAAATAAGAG